CTGCTGTTCTGTAACCACTTGTGATTTTAAAGGGTATTCCTGCAATTTTTCTTGCTGATTCAAGTTTAGTAAGAAAGTTAATATCCATATTCTTACCTGAATTAGGTAAACTAGGACAATCAAACTCTGATAAGGAAAAGTAATTAAGATTCATTTTGTAATTAAGCCTAATAAAATTAATAATAATATTCCACCGATAAATATAAGTTTACCCCTGTGAAACATTCCACTATTCCAATCTTTAATAATTTGTGCCTTTAACATTTCATATCCTTGCAAGGCTAGTGCTTTTATTTTATCCATATTATAATTTATTTAGGTGGGTAATTCTTATCGTCAAAATCCATAGCAGCTTTCAATATAATCTTATCCATCATATTATCTTGGTTTTGTAGCATCTCTTTTTGTAAGTTAATTACCATATTCTCAAGATTGTCTTTAGCAGCTACTAGCATTTCTATTTGATGTTCTTTCTTCTCTAGCGACTGTTTAAGAGAGTTTATATCGTCAGGCTTACTTCCTGTTATAGTTGCTACTGTAATACCGATACTGGCACTAATTGTTCCTATTAACATCATCACGACCTCCTTATTTGTATCAAGTACAGGGAACTGAATTAAAGCTATTATAAGCCCTATTACAAATAAAAATATAAGTAACGAACCTACATAACTTCTTATCTCTCTCGCTACACCGTTCTTAGGTAAATTCATTTTATCTTTTTATATATTGAAATTGACGTATATCCGATAGCTAACACTAAAGATACTGTTTGTAATACAGGATTTGCTTCTGTTATGCTTAACCCTAAAGCAAATAAATTAGTAAAGGCTATCTTCAAATCTTCCATTATTCGTTGTATAATTGTGTAACTTCTCCTGCGTCTAAGGCTTTGTTAAATATTCTTACTTGGTCTATTTTGCCTTCAAAGTAACCCCAACCACTGACGCTTGAAAATCCTAATCTAAAAGGATTAGAACTATTATTACTTGTTGCCCCTGAATAACTTATTGGGCTACCATTATTATTTGTATAACAAACATAATTACCGCTGCCATCGTGGGTTAATACAATATGAGACCAAGTGTTTAAACTTAATGATGGTGTCATATCTTGTGCAGTTCCACCTGATATAGATAAAAATAGTTTATTTGAACCACTTCCTAATAAAGAAATTCCTGCATAAGGACTTCCTGCTTGTTGATGTCCTATTACATAATCAAGCGAGGATATTGTGCTTGGATTAATCCAAAAAGAATAACTAAAAGCAGAAGAAGTGTCTAATATATTAGCTGCTGAAATATAACTACTACTCCCATTAAACACCGCAGCTTTATCAAATTTACCTGTGGCATAAGTTACGTTACTAGCAGTACCGTTATATCCATTACCTGAATCATCTCCTGTATCTCCATTTAGTTTATAAGTAGCTAAAGTTGAATCATCATTAAAGAAGTTATCTGGTACAAATACCTCCTCTGCAAATGCCATAAAGATGTAAGTATTAGAAGAGTAATTAGTATGTTCATTGTTATCTAATAACGTAAATCCATTAGATGAAAATTCAATATCATTAAGGTTGTCGGAATACTCTGAGTCTGATAAATTAGCATATAAAACTTTAGATGGCTCGCCTACACCTCTTTTATTATCAAATATTGCCCAACTACTGCCTGAAGCACTTGTTCTTTTTATCATTACAAAAGCTGGTCTAAATCCTGTTACAATACTATTTCCTGCTGCTCCTGTCCCAACGTACGAACCGAATTTAGACATTCCGTCTACACTGTGGAAGCAGTAGGCGATATAATCTTCTGAACTTCCATTTACTGCAGCAGAAGTTCCTAAAGAAAATACTAAATTTGTAGGAGCAGTATCATTCCACCTCAAATTATTATCACTTGCAGCAGCAGCTGTATTTAAAATTAAAACATAATCTTCAGGTGCTGTAGCATCTGCATATTTATGATATACTGCCCAATCTTCTGCTGCTTCTAATCTTTTAACTATAAACATTTCAGGAGTAGAAGAAAGTCCGTGTCCTACAGTTGCACCATTTGTATTATTACCTGTATACTTCACAATACTAAACCCAGCATCTGTATTAGCTGATACTTGACTTGTAATAGTTCCATCTGTGTTCTGTACGTCTGCTCCTCCTGCTTTCCAGTTCCAAGCTACGTAAGTTCCTGTATTTTCGTTTATATCTGTGTCAGAACCCACAGTAAAACCATTAGAATCAAAAGATTGTAGGTTTAGATTGTAATAACTTTCAGCGTTAACTTCATTTGAAAATAATCTATATCCTGCTCCCCTTAAACTGTCGTTTAAAATATGCCAATGCGTACTATCATTCCTCTGTTTTATCCAAACCAAATCTGGTTGAAAATCCAAAGTAGATATAGATTGAGAACTACCATTACCAGTATATATAACAGGTTCAAAGTGGTCTGTAGGTACAATAGTAGGCTGACAGTAAACCTCGTTATAAAGTGTTGTTACTTCGTTTGCTGTTATTGCTCGGTCGAATATGCGTACTTGGTCTATTTTTCCGTTTAAAGGCAAAGAAAGAGAGCCACTATAAAATCTACCTCCTAATCCATTATTTAATGTGTTTCTTGTTATAGAACCTAAAGTAGAAGTTCCTGTTGCTCTTTCTGTACCATCTATATAAATTTTACAGGCATTAGAAGCTGTTGTATTTGGAAAAACACAAATTATATTATGCCAAGTATTATTTGAAATATGACCTGTACTAGTTTGTATTTGAAATCCTGCAGTACCAGCAGAATTAAGTGTTCTAAAAAACAAATAACCATTTTCAATTAAACATTCAACAGCATAACTTGCAGTATTTGGCACAGAACCAAAAGACCAAAGCCCTTGTGTAGTTGATATATTATTTGTATTAACCCAAGTACTAACAGTAATAGCCCCTGTTCCTCCTGTTCCATTAGGCAAATCTATCTTACTACTACTCCCATTAAAATCCCCTGCATTACCAAACTTACCTGCTACGTTAAAGTTAACATTAGTAGGAGTTCCATCGTAAGAACCTGTTTCGTCTGTAGCATCTGACATTTTATAATATGCTACTAGAGAGGGTGCTTCAAGAGTGATATTAGTTGAAGCAGTTGCTACTGTTTCGTTGTATAACGTTGTTACGTCTGCTGCTGAAATTGCTTTGTCGTATATTCTTACTTGGTCTAATGAGCCATTCCAATAGTTTACATTATTTAAACCTGCTTTACCTAAAACTAAACTTTGATTTCCTGCCGTTCCAAAAGGAATTGTTGAAGTAAACGATTGAAATAAAGAGCCATCTATATAAATTTTAACATCAGTACCATTATAAGTAGCAATAAGATTATGCCAATTCCCATCTATATAAGAAGATATTGAATTACCTGTGCCTATCCAATAACCTGAATTATTTCCTATAATAACATCATAAGTACTTGTTGGTGTTGTGTAAATTTGCATTCTTGTATTTACCGCTGCTCCATTTGAAGGTGCATCAGAAAATATTGTTCTATAACTTCCTGTTGAAGTGGTTTTAAACCAAACGCTTATAGATTGCGTTGACACAGCAGGAACTGTGTAAGTTGTGTCTATATAACTACTACTACCATTAAAATCACCAGCTTGACCAAACTTACCAGTACTATAAGTTACGTTACTAGCAGTACCATTATAATTAGTAGTTAAGTCATTAGCATTCCCATCTAATTGATATGTAGCAATAGATTGAAATGGTGCACCATCTAATATTTGAACTGTATCTGTGGTACAGGCTGCTCCTGCTTCTGTTGCAGTATTTATAATTCTTTTGCCTAACATATCTTAAATTAAATTATACTAAATCTTCACTTGGGTAGTAATCAAACGTATATCTTAACACGCTTTCTACGGTTTCTAGTGCATCAATAGCATCTACAAATCCATTAGCCTTTGTTATAATATCCGCTCTTTCGGTAGCTATATCTGTAGGGATATCAATATCTCTTTCAGACTTTCTAATAACATACCAATCAGTTGGCTTTAGTAATCTCCCTGCTTCTTCATTTACTGCTTTCTTCTTACTAGACTTTAGTTCGTCAATCTTATAAGTATTTTCAGTTGTAACGTTGTAAGTTGGTTCTCCATCTTCATCTAAAACAGCATCACCATTATCGTCTACTATTGGCGTTTGCACCTCATAAGTAGAAGCAAAATCAATATCTATTACAGGATAAGTAAATACTTCGTTTTCGCTATCAAATTCAATAGCACCTAACCTCTGACTAATACTGTCATAAGTTGGCGTAACTACATCGTAAAACCCAAAAGAAGCGTGGTTAGCTTTTCTAAAGTTTAAGTGTACCCCATTTTCATCTTCCCAAACATCTGGTAGTTTTCTCCAAGTTTTTATTTGACCGTTGAAATCTTTTGCTTTCATTTTATTGTGCTTTTGAAATTGACATCCAGTAATCTCCACTTGCTACTGCGACTATTTGAATTAAGTTAGATACAGAACCATCATACGTTCCTGCTACTGTTTTTGTCCCTGCTGGGAAAGTAGGTACAAATGCTCCTGTTAAGATAAAGTCTTTAACCATTCCAATACCTACATTTGAATAAGTAAAAGTAGTGTCAGCAGTCATAGTCTTAGTAAATATTTGTGCTGCACTAAAATCTAAGGCAGTTGTTACTGCTGCGCTTGTTGTAAATTCTGCTCCTAGTTTAGCATAATCAATACCATCTGTTGCAACACTTACCGTTACATCTCCTGTTGCTTGGTCTACTGCTATCCCACTTCCTGCAATAATACTTCCTACATCACCTGCATCATCTGAGTAAAGTTCTGTAAAGTTATCATTCACCTTGTCAAAGGCAGTTCTTAACGGGTCACCTGTGCCATCGTTAGCAGTAGCTCCGATATTTATTTGTTGTTGTGCCATTTTTTATTGTTTAAAATTCTGTTGCGTCTGCTTTATATAGAGTTGTATCTGATGTTACTAATGTATTATCTGCTGTAAAATATGATTTATCAGCATCAAAAGGATAAACAATACCCCAACCATTTGCTTCGTTTGTGTTTCCCCACCAAGAAACAGAATAAATAGAACCCCAACTCATTTAATGTTATTTATATTATTACAATTACTTTTTTTGGTTTTTGTTATATAAGCTAAGTACTGTTTTAACTTATTCACGTTTTCCTGTTTTGGTTTATATTTTAAAGCACCCATCCTTCAAAACTTGCATCTTTATCAGGATATACATCCTCGTTATTATTTGTGTAGTATTCAGGAAACTTTGAACTTGCATTAAAACTCATATAAGATATAAATCTATCTGTATAATATTGTGCAATATCACGTTCCTTTTCCATTAAGAAATCCACTTCCTCTTTTGATACGTTTTCAGAGTTTTCTGAACTATGCTTATAAACGCCCTTATTAGCGATTGTATATGCTGCAAAGGGTAAGTATTCAACCATTGCCCAATGTATCAGCATAGGCTTTATATAGTCCGTTACAAGGCTTAAATAATCTCCTGTTAATGTACTATTTGTAATTTTAGTTTGAATAGCCTTTAAAAGTTCAGTTCCTACATAATTTTGAATATGTACGTCTTGAGCAATCTTTACATACTGAATAAATTTATCAGTATCTACATTACCATTCATTGCAGTAAACTTTACTACGTCTTTTCTAGTTATTAATAATGCTTCTGCCATTTCTTATTTATTTACAAATCCTTGATTGGGCATATCCTTTGGTCGTTTAGCCACTTTAGGGTCGTTTGTTTCAGGTTTAAAACCTTCCTTTTTTGCTTTGTTTACGCTTACTTCTGCGTTTGGGTTTGTTGCATCAGGTTGTACATCTTTAGCCATATAGGTTTTACGCATCCAAAAATGGTGGCAACCTCCACCGCCTTTATATAACCAAATATCATAAGTAGCTGCTCCACTTAATCCCCAACCTGCATTTACCGCTTTAGTACTCATTTGAGTAATATCTTCTTTACGATAAATCTTTTTAGCACTTACCATTTTCTTACAAAACTCTCTACTATTTGCTTGTGTTTTTAATGGTGCATATTGATAACGTACTTTAAAACGCATATTATCTGCTTCTCCATCTTGTTCACTTTTAGCATTTGGTCTTGCAGTTCCTGTTGAAGCTAAACCAATCATTTTATCTAATGTTTCTTCTTGGTCATAATCAACTTCTCTTTCATCAACTAATTCCCAATTTTCTAAATCTTCTTCTTCACCAAACTCGCTAAGCAAATCAAACATTTCATCATCGTCAAAACTTTCTTCTTTAGACAATGTTAGTTCATCTTTTACTCCTGTTTCTTCTTCTCTAGCTTCGTCTGTAATAGCATTATCTGTTTCAATAAACGCTAAAGGTTGTAAAGTCTTAAAGTAAAGTTTTAAACTAATTCCATTGATTGCCAAAATATCGTCTAGGGCATCGCAAATTAGTTCTTGGTATGGTTTTATAGTTATATTGTCAAAAAGTAGCGCAGCGGTCTTTATTTCGTCTGCATTAGAGCCTAAACCATTGTTTTCAGTTCTAATTCCTAAAAGTAAAGGACTTGTTACCCTGTGTGCTACAATTAACTTATTTGAACATTCATTTGAAAGATATTCATAGTGTTGAGGTGCATCGTTTAATGGTATATCGTCAACTGTTGTTTTTGATTCTGCATTGTTGTTAAATGCAATTACTACCTTTTCACCTCTTGCACCAGTCAATTTACGCATTACATCGTTTTTGACTTGTATTTGTTTTTCTTGGTCAGGTACTCCGTTATTGAAGTTTACTACCTTAGTACCACTAAAACCGTTTTGTACATCGTTTATAAGGTAATCAGATACCTCACTTTCTAGTTCTGCATAAGCTAAACCACCTTGATAATCTACAGGACAGTAGTAATCATATCCTGAAACGTATTTTTTAATAATTTTTATCTCTGGTTCAGTACCGTTACCAAATCCAAATGCTGCTATTCTTTTTGGTGTATCACTTCTTTTGAGGTTTGCCCAATCGTGATAGTAATAGTATGCTTCTATTTCACCATCTTCATTACATTTTTCTGCTCGTAATGTTTGACGTGGAAAGTGTTCTCCTTTTACTACTTTTTTATCCTTGTAAAGAACCTGTATAGAACCTTCTCCTAATAGTTTTAAATCAAGTGATATTTTTCTTAAACAACTATCAGAAAATATAGAACGCATTGAAGCGTATTCGTTTGGTTTTCTATTGCTATCTAAAGCATCTAAACCTTTACCGTAAATCATATTACTAATACCATTTATAATAGCATTGTTTGTAGTTGATTCTGTGTAAAGATTAATCAAATAAGAATAGTAGTCGTTATTTTCTCCATACTCTACCCATTCACGGTTTTTATCCTCGCTTATTTTAGGTCTATTATATGAAGCTAAATTAACTATATGTAAGTTATCCATTATAATGTAATAAATTCGTTATCTGTATCATTGAAAATGTATGCACCTTCGTTTACGCTATAAGAAGTAACATCTGATTCATTAGTACAAAAGATTTTATCCTTATATACTACTTCACTTCCTGTTACCGTTATTGTGTAAGTTATATCTTGCTTTACTGGAAACACCGCACTATATTGATTATGATATAAGTGTTCTGTTATTTCAGTTGTATCTTGATTATATACCTCTGTATTTGTAGTTTCATTTACAATAGTTACATTATAAGTATTTCCGCTTACAAATTGTCTAGGTATAAAATTGATTGTTTGTGCTGATGCACTTTCTTCTAATACTATCATATATATACAATAATATTATTTGATTTTTGTTATTTATAAAGCAAAAAAAAGAGGGCATAAAGCCCCCTAATTTATCAAAATAAAACTCGGTTTAAGAGTTTGTACCTTCTGTAACAGTTACAGTTGCGCTACTCATTCCTGCGAATGGGTCAGCAGCAGTTGGTGCATTAACAAAGTTAGCAGGTTTTAACTCTTGTGCATTTAGCGTTAAAGTATATCCTGATAAGTCAGCCATTGCAGCTCCTGTAGAAACAGTTCCTCCTGTTACTTCCGCTCCGTGTTCAAGACCCATTACAAATACATTACCGTTGTAATCTTCAACTGCAACGTGAGGTCTACCGTAAGCTAATAGTTTCAATTCTTTGTTATCTTCTTTACTTAATTTTTTCAAAGTAAGTGTTAAAGTTTGGTCAAAGAAAGTCGTTCCGTTTTCACGTGAAGAAGTAATAGCCTGTTCAAAGCTACTATTTCCTTTTAATTCATATTTAAAAGCAGTAAAAGTCCCTGTCATATCAGTAATCTCATCGTCTGTTTCTGTTACCGTTCCATAATCTCCGAAATCAGTAAAATAAACAGCTTTAAGACCACCTACTACATCTTTGCACGGTTCTTTACGCCCTCTAGTTAAATCACAAGCCATAGTTTTTTATATTAAAAAAGGGTAGGTAGGCACAAATTCGGCTTACCCACCCTTTAAGTTAGTTAATCTTTTTATTAGATTCCGTAAGATACGATATCTTCTACAATTCCGTATTGTACACCTGCTGTAAATCTCATTACAACTCTTACATTTTGAGAACCATCAATGTCAGCCATATCAATAACTTTTACTTCATTGTGGTCTGCTAATAAACCAGTACCAAAGAATAAGTTAGATTTTTCAGCAGCGATAGCTGTGTTATCCGCTAATCCGTTTGCTACGAATAATTTAACTCCATCAAATGATAAACTTCCGTTATTCCACCATTGAGTACCCATTGCGTTAGTACCTGCTGCACCTAATCCTGCTGCACCAAATCCTCCTAATGCTCTTACGTAAGCACGTGCAATATTTTGAGAAATATAGATATTTAAATCTTCACTTCCGTAGATATTTGAATTGATTGCATCTACAATAGAACCTAATTCCGTGATAACTGTAGAAGCAGCACCAATTGCTGCACTCCCTGCAATTTTAGAACCACCTGTGTGAGCAGCATCTGCATCAAGTAAAGTAGTTAATCCATCAAACTGTCCATTAGTTGCTGTTGTACCTTCCCAAATAGATGTTTCAGTTCTCTGTGCTACTTTAGAAGCAACGTGAGAGATTAAGAAATCAGAAAATGAAGGAGGTAAACTGTCAAATGCAGAATATCCCATAGAAATTGCATCCCAATCATTTTGGAAATCTTTTTTACATAATTGTAAATTTACTTGCTGAAATTCAGGTTGTAAAACTCTTTCTGTAAGTGTAATAGTAGAAGTGGGGTCAAAGTCACATCCTGCATCTTTTACGATATCGTCAGTAGATACTTTTTTGATTACTTCTTTAAACTTTACGTTTGGTTTTACGGTAATTCCACCGTTTTCAATAGTTGAACCACTTAAAAGAGCAGCAGAAATATATTCTCCTGCAAATTCTCCAGCATAAGTAGTTGTAATACTTGTTGTAGTTGCCATAATTTAATTTATTTATTTTTTAATGTTTGCTATTTTTTGTAGTACTCTATCCGCAGTAGTTAAATTTCTTTTTTGCGCATAAAGGTTTAAGTTTGGTTTTGTTTCAGCCTCTGGGTTATGAGTAATTTTTTCTACTGGTGTTTCAATAGACAATTCTTCTTTAACCTCTTCTTCTGATGCGTAAACCGTTTTTGTAGTTGTTTCCTCTGATTTAATAGTATTAGATTCTACTTCCTCGCTCATTTCTTCTTTAGGTTCAATCATTGCTTTGATTTCGTCAATCATTGCCTTAATTTCAGAAAGTTCTGCTTTAGTAGCATATTCCATTTCTTCTTTTTTGTCTTCAGCGGCTTCTACTTCTTCTTCAACTTCTTCTTCAACTGCACCAACAGAAGCAATAATTCCTTCTTCTTCTACAATTAAAGTTTCTCCATCTTCAAGTTTGTATTCTCCGATTGGTAAAGCTACCATTTCATCTTCTGTTACAATGAATACTTCGCTTCCTGCTTCAAAAGATTCACTTTCAATAACAGTACCGTTTTCTAATGTGGCTTGAGCCAACTTAACTTCTTCGGATAATTCTACCCCAACAAGTTCTTTTACTTTGTTTAACATATCTGTTGCTTTCATATATATTACAATAAATTATAAATGTGTTTGTTATATTTTTATAAAGAACGTATTCTTTTTTTATGTAAATCTACTACTTTTAGCATTTCATTTATTTGTTGCCTATCTTTTGCTATTTGTTTTTCTTTTTGGTTTAAAGAAGAAGTATCAATGTCATTTTCTTTCATTGTGTTTTTTAATTTTGAAATTTCCATTTCAGCTCTATCCGTTACGCTACGAGCTGATTTTAATTCTAATTCAAAATCATTTAACTTATTAAAAATTTTTTGACCTTTACTAATTATTTCATTAATAATACTAGCATTATCTCTTTGTCTTTTAAAAAAATCAGTTATAGTTACTTTAGTTGTATATCCTTTTAAACTTAAATCTATTTTTTCCTTATTTAACTTTGCTAATATTTTATGTATGCTTGGTTTCATAATGTGTTTTTTATTATAATAATATATTTAACGTTTTGTTATATTTTTAGTTTGCTGCTTCACACTCTACGCAATCATCATAGACAATAGATGCTGAATTTATATGTATTCCTTCTGAATGGTGTGTTGAAGTAATTGTATAACATTCATTGTGATTGTTTTCTAAACTTAAATAGTAAGTTTTGCCTACTGTTAAAGTAGTATCGTGAATATGAGCGTGGTGAGTATGACCATCGCTACAAGCGGTTATCAAATAACTATTCCAAACACCTGCCATAGATTCGCCAGTAATGTTTCCAATACCTTGTGCTTGATAACTACCATCACAACACTTTCGTGAGTAAGTACCATCTTTGCACATACACGCTCTTTTGTCGTTTTGTGGACTAGGATTTCTTTCTTTGTATTTTCTCATTTTTTAGGTATGCAATTAGGTACTTTTTTACCATTTTTAGTTTTCCATCCATACATTTCATATCCTTCCCAACAAGGAGCTTCTAAGTTAACTTCATCAGCTATACCTTCGAATTTTTTTATTTTACTTTCAGCCCAAGATTTAGCACTTTTTCCACCCCATAACAAATAAGATATATAACCACAAGACTCTGTATCACCCTTATCATAATATACCTCTGCTCTTGATAAGTAACTAAACATTCTTTTTATGGTTGCTTCGCTAATAGGTTCTTTATTCGCTAACTGTTGCGCTCTTACTTTTCCAACCTGTGTAGCACACTTATTTCCTACTTTTTCGTTTAGTTCAATACCACGTTTAGCATTGTTTGAAACACTATCAGGATAATCTGAATATGATTCTAATTGTTCTTCTTGTAGAAGTTCTTTTAGTTCCTCTAATAAATATTCATCTTCTATTTCAGATAGATTATTAGGTTCGTTTGGTCTTTCTAACTTGTCAGCAAAATAACCCTCTATTGAAAAGCCTTTTACCTTACCTTCTTTAACTTGTTTCCAAACATCATCATTTAAAACCTTCATAGATACCATCCAAGTTCCAATAGGTACGTCTAAGTCGTACATTCTACTTTTATCTTGTTCACTTTCTACTATCCAACTTTCAACAGCAGTTAATCCTTTAAGTTCTAATTGGTGTTCTAGTGTTGCATTGTTTTGATTACCTTTTATAAAGAATAATTCACTTGCTTTACGTACTGTATCTTTAGAAAAGTAAATATAATATTCTTGTTCTCCACTAGTTCTGTAAATTGGTTTGTTAGGTATTAAAGCAGCACCCATTAAAATACGCTTTTCCTTATCAACCTCTGCAAGTTTAAACTCTTGGTTCTTTAATGCAATAAAGTCTGATTCAATAGCTGGATTTTCTACTACGCTAATAGCTTCAATTCCTGATACCTCATCTGTTTCATCTATAAATAGTTCTATTATATCCATATTTAAACAATAAATTTTATCTTATTTTGTTATTTATTAACCTATTGAAGCACCTTCTACTATGTTTCTATCTAATGCTTGAGCATTTGTTACATCATTACTTACTACAAACGCTTTTATTGGCTTATCTTCTTTCTGCCCTATGACTTGTGCTAATTGGTTTTCTGGTGCTGCACCTACTACGTTAAAACTTGGTGCTTGTGGTGCTGATATTGAACCACCGCCTCCGCTAACTCCACCACCTTTACTTCCTACCATAGATTTAGCAGTACTTACCGCACTCTTAATACTCATTGCGATTCCTGCTGCTTGTGCTGCAAATATTGCTATCAAAGGTACATTAGCAGGAGGAGGTGCTGCTGATGCCGCTTTCATAAACCCTTTTGCTCCATCCACAGCTGATTCTGCCGCTGATGCTAATATTCTTTGCATTGTAGCTTGTGCAGCCATTATTTGTTCTTTAAGTATCATTCCTGTTTTTAAAAGAAACAACGCTTTTGCTATTTTACTTTCTTCACCTGCCGCCATAGCTACCGCATCCATAGCATCAAATATGCCTTGTCTTTTATCTTCTGCTGCTTTTTGTTCAAGTTCGTTTTTTTCTTTTATTCTTTCTAATTCTTCCTCATCAGCTTCTTTTTTAGTGTCTGCTAATTCTTTTTCTAAAGATATTTTATTTATTAATTGTTCAGACCTAAACCCTTCTATTTGTGCTAATACTGCTTCACGTTCATTCTGTGCTTCTAGTAAAGCTATATAGTTTTCTTGGTTTTGGTTTTTATCATATTCTGCTTGTGCTGCTCTAATTGTAATATCTACATTTTCAAGCATTAACTTTTGTTGTTCTTCTAATACTTCTCCTAACTTATTGTTTGCTTCAATACGCTCTGCAATAGTCTTGCTTTCGTCATCTCTTATTTGTCTTTGTTGTTCTGCTTGTCTATCGTACTTTTCAATAAGACCTTGATTTATAACAGCAGCTACTTCTGCTTGTTTGTTTAGTTCAACAGTCCCTTGTGCAGCTTTAACCGTAGATTTAGCATAATTTACAATACTACTTGTAATTTCTTTAGTGCCTTCTACTATTTTATCTACTGAATTATCTACACCCGTTAAAACATCTACATATTCTTTACCTGCATTTTTAGCAGCTTCCATTGCACCATCAAAATCTCCTTCAAAAACCTTTTTAATAGCTGTACCAAGATAACCAAGTACTTCTAAAGCACTATTAAAGCGTTCAATTAGGTTTTCTTTTATAGCTATGCCAAAATCTTTTAATGCTTGTTGAGGGTCGCTAAAAATACCTTTAAAGTATTCCATAACAGTACCAACGTTTGCGTTTAAAAAATTAAAAAAGTCGTTAAAAGCTAAACTTAATGTTTCAAATGCAGTATTAAACGCATCTGTTACCTTTTGATTTTCATTAAATACTTCTGCTAGTTTAGAAAAAGCTGCAATAGCTAAACCAATCCCTGCTGCTTTTAAAGCATTACCAATACCTTTTACGCCTTTTGCAACTCCACCAGTAGTTTCTTTTACTTCGGTTAAGTTATCATCTATACGCTGTACGCTTTTAGCTACACCTTGTAAGTCCTTTTCAGCCTTATCTACTTTAGCTTCTAATTCTATTGTTTTTTTAATACTCATAGTTCTTTTCTAAATTGTTGGTACGCTTCCTTAATTGATTCAGGATATTTGTTTTTACCTAAAGCAATATCTATATACTGCCCTTTCCACTTTTCGTTTCTTGCAAACTCCAATAAGTTTAATATATTTTCTATCATACATTTGTTTTTCTAAATCCTACTTCTGTTATTGCTATTGTTTCATCTCCTGTGTTGTAATTACTATCTGCATTTGTTTTTATATATGCTTTGTAGTAGTAAGTTGTGTTAGGTGATAAAGCAGTTACTTTTAAACTAAAACTTTTGGGTGCTGAATGTTTATTTAATGCAGAACTTTGTACAGCTATTTTTGTTAATAATGAATTTGTATCTAATACTGAAAAATCAGTAGAATTTAAAGCGTGTTCGCTAGTTGTCCAGAACACTCCATATTCTGCCCAATTAGATACATTACCTATTTGTCCTGTTTCATCTATTAATGCTGAAAACATTACTGTATTACTACCTGTAAATCCTGCTGGTGATAAACTAATTAACGCTTGTGTAACAGGCATAGGCACTGAATGGTCAACTGTTTGTGGTTTGTTACCTGCATCTACAGCATTTGGTATTATTTCTGTTGTTGATTTTATTTCTAAACCTTCTACGTCACAATCAGCATCTGCTGTAATAACAAAATTATCAGCAAATAAATCTGTTTGGTCAGCAGTAAAACAAACCGAGTTTGGTACAAACTTATCAGGTACAATAATTGTATCTTCTATTAACTCCCCTGCTTGGGATTTTATATTTATTAACTCTAATGAAGATTGCTTTGTTTCAAAGTTTGTAGTGATTTTATTTATTTTATACAAACCATCAAACACTTGTACTTTATCTGCAAGTGTATATTCAAGTAACATTGATAAAGGTAAAAATGCTTTAATTGTAGATAATCTTCTTTGTGGGTCAAATATTTCTTTTATGTAGTTTTTGTAATATTCTGCAAATAATGTTTTTTTAAATGGTGTACCTAAATACTCATTAGGTTCTGCACTAAAGTTTATATTTTTTGAATCTGTTAATCTAACTGAATTACTTGGTATGTAAACTTTTAATTGTGAATCTACGCTACCATCACTATTTATAACACCTATTGTTTTTGTTTGATTAATAGGATAGAATAAAAGCGGTTTTCCTAATGTAGCCTCTTGTTTTATATCCGCACTCCATCCCCATAACAAATCTTCAAAAGTTGAATTAGCAACATCTTTTAATCTTTCGTATTTAAAATGTTCTAAAGGTATTTTAACAGTATATATTTCTCCTTCTATTTTGTCTAAATCGGTAGCAGTATAATATTCACTACCCCATTCTGCGTTAAATAATTCGTTGTGATTCTTTGCAAAAAAATTAGTTAGACCCTCATAATTAAAATCTACTTGCTTATATGGTAAAACATTATCTACTGTTGATTCTGTTTTATCTAAGTATTCTGTTATATCCCATATCTTACTACTTTGACTATAAAAATTATCTAAGGTTTTTACCTCTATAATTCCATTATCATTTTGAAATGATGTTAAATTAAACATCTTAAATAAAGAAGTAAGAAAGTCTATAATTTTAATATTGGGTAGCTTCTTACTTGTGTTGATTTGTACACCTGATAATACTTCTGAAGTACCGCTAAAGTGTACATCCCTATATCCACCTCCTATATTCTTTTTTCTTTTAACGTAAAAATCAATATCATAAGTTGATGGGGTTGAAGATTCTATTGTAAAGTTATACTTACCTGCATCAATATCTAAATCTCTAATTTCATATCGTAAAGATGTTGTATCTCTGCTTATGTTTGCATATTGTTCAAATACATTACCATTTTTGTAAATAGTAAAAGTAAACTCATCTGCAACACTTGGATATATAGTTACATCTAATATTCTTTGCGCTCTTGCTTCTTTTCCTGTTTGGTCTGCTTGTGGTGTAACAAAGTAATTGTCATACAAATCTAATACCGCACCATTAGCATCATTTAATTCAAAAGAACCTACAGGAGTTTCGTTTTCATCATCTACAAATAGTCCTCCTGTTTTATTGTGCATCCATAAATACAGATTATAAAAAGACTCGTTTTGTGTATTGAAGAAGTCATTACTAAACGTAATATTAAAATCAGCTTCAATAGCTTTTATAATAGGATATACTCTTATAGCAGGTTTTAATTGTGATAACTGTAATCCGTGATTTCCTGATTCAGCTGATTCATACGCTATGTTGTTTATCTTATCTGAATTTGCACTTGTGCCTGAAAACCCTGAATCATAAATAAACCTTTTAGTATGAGATATTAAAGGAAATATAATTGCATCTGGATATATCGTATCACCAACAGTAACATCTAAACCATCCGCTAAATAGCTTTTAATATTTGCATCACTATATGTAAAGTTAAATGATTCTTGTATTTGTGATAATGAATCTATTTTATCTTCTCCTAATAAATCTTTTAAGTTTACACCATTACCATAAAACGTTACTTTGTATGTATGTGCTTTATTGTTTTTTCTTGTTACACCTTCTAATTTAATTTTACCTTCCTTAAATAATTCATTGTTTAAGTATAGTTTTGCCTCTTTCTTTTTTCGTGCATCAAATCCTATAATATGATAGTTATAAAAATGCTGAAATATCTTATTGTTTGTTTTAGAGGCAGGTACAGAAAACGTTCTTGTGAAGTCAGTAAATACTTTTTCTATATCTCTTACATCTTGAATCGTTTGTGTTAATGTAACAGATTCATCTTTGTATAAATCTACTTGTTTGTTTTCTATATATAATTGTAGTGTAAGCATTAACGTACATTGTTTATCTTATTAAACGCAAAATCAAAATCAATAGTGTAGTTTGATACCCTATCGTTCAAACTTGTTTTTAATGTAAGTGATTTACTTTTGGGTATTACAGGTAATGTATCCCCATCATATTTAATCCATACATTTTCAGATAAAAACAATTCCTCAATAGTAGAGTTATTATCCTCGTTTATAAAACCTGTATTAAGCGTAATGCTTTTTGTTGCATTTGTATTATACCTTTCTTCTTGACCTGAATATTTTGCGTATGTTGCTGTGCTATTAGATAAGGTGTTTCTTTTATATTTTTCATCTGTTACGTTAAATGATTCTATCGCTTTTTTAAAGAACCATAAATCTTGATATGCACCATATTTATTTACAAAAGTTACTTTATAAGGTGTAAACTTAGGTTCACAAACATTAGTGACTTTTATTGTTTTAAGTAGTGTTGTATCGTTTGTATCATACACTTGTACAATAGAACTATTAGCAGGAATAGTAATGTATTGTATCTTTTGATTTGAATTGTCGTTGTCGGTTATTTGCGTATCTACGTTATCAATAGTAACTTTACCTACACCCTCTGCGTATATTGGTAGTTTTCCTGCTGTGTTTTCAGGTAAGTAAATACTATTAGCAGTCATTAAAGCATTTCTTGATAATTCAGGACTTGCTCCATCTTCAAAATAACCATACCCATCTGTTGCTAAATATGTATTTGTAATTGGTGAGCCATAAGTAAATACGTTATTGTTTTCATCTAACAAAGTAGCTATTGTTGTAACCCAAATAGTTTTAGATAAATAATCATCATTAAATGTTAGATATAAATAATCCCTAACAAGTTCTGCTATTTCAAATACTACATTTGTATCTTCTCCTATTATAGAGTTTTGTATTGTATATTTTAAATCTCCGTTTGAATAAGAGCCAGATGTACCCTCATATATATATACTTGTAATTGTACTGTTTTAAGTGCCATATTAAGCTATTTTAGTAAAGGTTGCTGCTGACCAATCAACAAACCAAATTTCTGTTATAAGTCCTGATGGTTCTAATTTCATATAATGACTTGTTTGTAAGAAAGCTGGTGATATATATGCTCCTGATTCTTGTACTTTTGTAATTCTCCAATAAACACCTCCTGTTGGGTTGTACTGTGAGTAATTATTAGTTGCCCACAAATAAGGATTACCTGTACCTCTATCTATAAAAGCATAAGTGTTTACAAGACTTTCTACGTTTGTAGAAGATAGTTTTAATACTATTACCGCTTTGCTTGTTACTTTCTTTTTAGGGTCATATATGCCCTGTGTTTCTAATGCGCCTTCATAGGTATTAAAGTTTAAATTCAAAGTTGAAACAGATGGGTCTACTGCTTGGAATTGTGCTTTAGTCATAAACGGTAACCCTACGCCACCTGTATACCAATATATATTTCCTGCTGTTGGTTTAATTGCAGGTTGTGTCATTGTAATATCACAAGTTATATCTGAACCTCCACTATTAGAGTAACCACTTGCAGGAGGGGTAATTGAGTAAGTAACTGTTCTTGATGTATCACTTGTTACTGCATCAAAACCTATGGGTGTAAAACTTGATATAGTTCCTACGTTTGAAATACCTTTTACTATTGCACCTGATGAATATACAGCTTGATTTGTTAAAGAAGCTATTGCACAGGTAAAGGTTGGTAAAGCTGCGGTAGGTTGTGAAAATGTTTTAGAACATTCTACAGTACTACCACTATTAGAATACCCAGTAGGTACAGTTATATCAAAATATAATGTTACATTTCTATCGCTTCCTGTTGTATTAGCAGGATAACTTGTTATTGTACTACCTCCACTTGAATCTTTTACCGCAGTAATAGTTCCATTTACAGTAGGGTTTGTTATTACTCCTGTTTGCGTAATACTACCTCCTGATATATAAGCATCGGTACACGTATAAGTTGCTTGTGCAATAGTTGTGATTTGTATTGTTTGTGTAGCATTACAAGTTAATGGGTCTGCATCACTTGCCTCTACATACATATTTTTAGTTCCTGCTCTACTTGTACCAATTATCGTTAATGTATTTCCATTAATACTATGAGTAAAGAAATCTAAATAATTATTAGTAATAGTATAGTTAGCAATTGGAGCAACACCTTGAGTAAAGTAAGATGATAAATCTATTGTTGCTATATCTCCATCGGTATCTATTGACTGATTAGGAATACTACCATTTAGTGTTACACCTCCTGTACAAACGTATTGAGGTTGTGTAGCAGTTGCATCACAGTCTATTGTTGTATCTCCTGCATTACTAAAGTTCGGTGGTATACTTATGGAAAACGTTACTGTTCTACTTGTATCACTTCCTACTGTGGCAAACCTACCATCAGTAAAATCTCCTGCTGAAGATGTATAAGATGCTATTGTACCATAATCCGAATCAGGTAAAGTAACATTACCAAATTGGTCTACTGCAAAACCTTGTAAATTAATTGTTGCACAATCAAGAGCAACCGCAGGTAAAGCAGGTTCTCCATACTTTAAATAAAACGGACTTCTAACATTTATCTTTGTACTCATCTTAATCTATCTTCTTTAAGTGTAAAGGCTAAGAAATCTTCTACGTCTAAGCCAAAACTATTTATTAATTCATCAGGTAGTTTTTTAAATCCTTGTTCAAATGGTTTAGTAAAAAACAAAGAAGGTTTGATACCTTTTCTATATATGCTTCTTGCTATTAAAAACCCTATTGTATTGTAACTTCCTTTTTTAAACTTTCCTTTTTCATCTCTTAGCCTTATGTTTCTACTCTTTGCCCAATCAGCTAAAGGCTTTACAGGTGGCATTTTAGATTTATAACTATAAGGTGTATTATATTTCTTTTCAGTACCACTAACCCCTTTGTCTTGAAATACACCGTAATCTTCCATTTCAAACTCCACAGCAATAGAATTAGGCATAACCTTTATATTACCCTTTAAACTATTATAAAGTTCCTTAGAAACGTTCTTATTGCTTTTAGACAACCTTGACCGTGATTGTTGTATGACAAACTTTTTAAATGCCTCTAAAGCTGCTTCTGTTTTTTCTAGTCGCATATTGTCATATCGTTTTGTACTACCACATCAAAAGTTGCTGCCCATCCTGCTAATTTGTTTTCAAATCTATCTACAAATGGCTCACAACTTACATCTCCTTGTACTTGGTACAATTCAGTATATAAGTCACCACGTTGTAATATGTTAATGATTCTAGTAAGTAAAGCTAATTGAGTATTCAATACGTCTTGTTCGTTATCGTTTCCTACAAATACATCAGTAGTTTCTGCCTTGCTTATATCTACAATATCCATAGCTAATATACTAACGTTAAACGTAAGTGTTTTACTTCCTACTGTTGTGTTGTTTACCGTTATATGAGATAATGGAAATATAGTTTGTTTGTTTAAATCTACATCGTCTAAACTTCCAAAGGTTACTGTATTTACAAATGGTTCTGCTATTAAAGCATCTTTTAATTTGTCCGTTAAATTGTAAAAACCTTTCATCTACGTTTTATTAATTGTTTTTCTAGTTCTACTTTGTCTTTTTCAAATGCTAAATACATTAAACATTCGTGTACGTTTAGTTTTGTAATGTCATTAAACTTGGTAACATCCCCCTTAGAGATTCCATAGATTGACTGATACCATCCCCATTTATTCCCAAAGTTTGCTTCTGTTGAGTAGTCATTTCCTTCTCCGTTACCTGCTGTAAATAGTTCAGGATAGTTTGTGTTAACTCGTTGCTTAAATGATAAAAAAAAACCATAGCAGCAAATACTACATCTAAAGGTGCTTGTTTCATTGCTTCGGCATTTACCATTCCTGTGTAATCTTCTATTTGGTATTTATGACCTTTACTATATGTAACTGGTCTATATAAAACACTCATTGCTTTGTGCATCGTTTCCCAATCTCCTAAGTTTTCGTCAAGGTCTATATATTCTCCAAGTGTCATATCGTCTAGTACAGGTATAAAACCCATTTTAACGCCTCCTAATTCAAAAGTAGGTATTAATGTATGTTTGGTATCAAACACTTTATTTAAGTGCATTACAATCTCTTGTACGCTTTTGTATTTAATTGTAGCTACATCCTTTAAATCAAGATTACAAAATATCTGTACCATCTTCTGAAGTAAAAAGGTAGTGTCTTGATTCTCTTTAGTATTTAGCTTTTCAAACTTTTGATATTGACCTAGTGTAATCTCTCCAAGTGTATCAGGAACGTTTATTTCAATCTTCATATATATACAATAATTAAATAGGTAAACTGTATAAAAAGAAAAAGGATAGTATCTCTACTACCCAATTTCCTACTAAACTAACAAAATGAAAATTCTTAATGTCCTAATATAAATCTTTTATAACAGTATTCATAAGCTTCAGTTATTTTGTTTTCTAACTCAATACTGTTTTGTTTATATGTATGCTTTCCTTTTTTTATTTGTCCTCTAATATCCATATCTAATTTAACATCTACATTTTTCATACCTCTTACTATTGGTCTCTGTATTATGTAGATTCCTTCATACCAGCATGCTTGTCTCATTTTATAATCCTCCAATGATTCTTACTATTGCATCACTAATCCAGTCAAATGCTACTAACATATTTAAAAAGAACACAAAACTTAATGCTCCACCTATACCCATAAGTGCACCGCCTAATATTGTTTTTATTACTTGCTTCCTGTTTTCTTTTGCAATTACTTCTTTGATAATTGTGTACTCTGTATTGTTTTCCATAATTATTGTATTAATTAAACTTTGTTTATACAAATATATAAACTTTTTTTTAACAAGAAAAAATTAATAGATAAAATATTCTCCTTTATTAGGATTCTCTAATTGGTCTGTTAATACATACCTAGCTGCATCTATGCAGTCAGGATGTTCTCCTGTTGGTTTTTGTAGTTGGTTACCTTCTTTGTCTTTTGCCCATACATATCCTGCTAGTTCTCTTTTAAGGTTCTTACTTCTTGCAGTTACATATATTTCGTTTTGGTTTATTAGGTTCAATCCATATACTACTGAATCTCTTCCTTTGCTTACTCCATATACAGAATGTCCATACCCTTGTAGTTCTGCTATTGATTTTGGTTCAGCTGAATCAGCTACAATGTTTTCTTTTATATCAAGCTGTGATAAGAATCTACTTATGTCTCTATTAAGCATTCCTTTTTTATATAGAACCTCATCGTATATGTAAGCATCGTTCCATTTGTACAAAGCAATTAATGTTGTAGGGTCAACACTATATCCAAAATCCATTCCATAGGCTAACAACCTTGCTTCGTTTGGTATTGTATCTATTTCTTTCCAGTCAGGAATACACACACCTTCTAAACTTCCTGTTTCTCCTAACCCATATACTCTCCACCAATTTGCCCAATACGTAGAAGTCTTTGCTTTCTCTTTAGCTTTCTCTATTTCTTTTACAATAGATTCTGGTAGTGCATCGTTGTCCTTATAAGTTAGTGTGATGTAGTCAGTATCTTCTTTTCCTATTAATTCTTTGTCTACCCAAAACAAGTTAGATGGGTTATAGTCTAACCAGACCGTGCCACTTGTTCTTATTGCTAATTGTGTATAAGCATCAAAGGGTACATTGTTACACTCATTAATATATAAGTCTGTTCTTCTTGCTCCACGTAGCTTATCAGGTTGGTCTGTACTAAAGAACTCTATATAGCTTCCATTTGTAAAAGTGTATTTTAGAGTGCTCTTGTTGAATTGATTATCTTTGTACCTATTTAACCCATTAAGTATACCAAGAAAGTCCTTTAGAGCTCCCCTACGAAGATGAGGTATTGATTCACTTACTACACTTATTTCTTTACCTTCATTTTTAATGGCATAGTCAATAAGTAGACAAAGTATTGAAATAGTCTTGGAAGCACTTGTACCCCCTTTAATTATTCTAATCCTTTTATCTAACTTCCTTAACTTTTTTAATGCTATGGTTTGTTTAACCTGCATCAATCAATAAATAAAGGTAAATCTTCGTTGATAGTAATATCTTTAGTTTCTCTTGGTTTACCTGCATAGTAATTATAAAACAACTGAACATATTTAAAGTCTTTCTGTTCTAATCCTTTTTGCAATGCTTCAAACGCTAATGGTTCTAATGGTGTTAGTTTTTCAATCAATGCAACTTCTTCCGCTTTAGGTTTTCTACCTGCATTTTTATTACCACCGTTAAACTTTCTTTTATCCATAATCAAAAAATTTCATTAATGATTCTACTATAACAATAAGATTTACTTTATTTTGTTAAACTAGATCAAATTCTCCACGTTCAACTCTATTAGGTTCGTACTTTTCTAAACGTGATTTTAAGAAGTGATATTTAGTTAAAAGTGATTTATATTTAATGTCGCTATCGTGTTTTAGTCTGTGGTATTCTATCTCATAAAAACTTTCCATCGTTAGTACATCCTTAAATAGTTCAGGGTTTAATCTCATTGCATCCTGTAACCTACTATTGATAGTATTGTAATCTCTTTTTATTTCTTTGTCATATTCTAACCAGTCTTTTATTTGTTTTAAAGAATGTATAGCAGTAGCGTGGTCTCTATTTACTGTTTTGCCTATTGCTTCTAGACTCATCCTACTGTTTTCTCTTAGTAGTTTGTAATAAATTGCTCTTGCTTCTACATACTTTCTTTGTCGTGTCTTAGTATCTATCTTTAGTTTGTAATAATCTTCTACTATTTCTTTTACTAGTTTACTTGTCATTTTTTATATCGTTTATTTCGTTTATTATTTCTCTTATTGTCATATAACCTGATTCGTGTATTGCTTTTAATATTCCTGCACAGGCTTCGTATTCTTCTACTTTTTCATACATATCAATAGCTTTTTCAAGTTCCGCTATATCCTTACCGTTTGCTATATCTATTAATGCTAGTAAATAAAATTCACTAACTAAATTTTTACTCAAGTGTTCCTTGGATAACATATTCGTTTATTTGATCAGTTTGATCTACAAAAAACTTTTTAAATATATCTAATCCATATTGTACTTTGTCTTTGCCTGAATTATAAAAACTTTCTTTTACATCATATATTCCTAAATCACCAGAAGATTTATCTATTGCAAAAAACTTAAAATCTTTATAGTCAACCTTGAATAAGTTACAGTAAATGTAAACTTGTACATCATAACCATATTTTTTAGCTGCCCAAGTAAAATTCTTAAGATCACTTGTTGTTTTTAAATCAGCTATGTAGTCAAAACCTAATACATCAGCTTTAGCTCTAAAAGGAAAACCATCTAATATGTCAAATGCTGGCTGTTCAAATTGAGCACCTCTAGTTAAGTCTTGCCAAATATCATTTTGTAATAAAGCATCTACAGTATACATAGCCTTATCATATTCTTTTCTTGTAAATACAAATTGAGCACTACCTACTTCTGCTACTTTTTCTTTATACTTTTTAGTTACTGCTGATTGTACTTCTACAACATGACATAATGTATCTAACTTTTCTGGTTCTAAAGCAGCTAAGTGAATTAATCTACCCATTTTAAAAGCACCTGAATCAGAATGAAAGTTTAATGATCTTGCATAACTTTTAGGTGAATCCATTAAAGATTTAATAGCTGAACTACTTAAAGCATATTTACCAAGTTCTCCATAATAAAAAGAATCATCATACATTTTAGATATCAATTCTTCTTTATTCCAAACAGATCCATTTAATAGTTTTATCTTTTCCATTCTATCTTTGCTTTTTGTGTATATTGATTTCATGTCTGCTACTGGTACAAAACATGTTTCAGGACCTTTAAAAGATGGTACTAAATTAATTCTTAAAGCTTCTAATTCGTTTTGAGTTTCAAACTTATAGTTATTATCATCAATAATTATATTGACACCACCTTGTTCTAAAGACCAATTAAGAAAGTTTAATTTAGAAGTTTTAAAAGTTATATGTTTCCACTTAGGTTGTTTTATTACTTCTATCATTATTTATCCTTTACAAATGTTCCATTAATCATTTCACCTGTTCTACCTGATATTTCAGAGTAAGCTCCTTCAATACATGATTCTATAGAAGTATTACACAAGTAAGCTAAATTAGTAAGTACTACAACACAATCTCCGATAGCATCTTCTATTTCTAATCTATCTTGCTTTAAAATACCATGTGACAATTCACCAACTTCTTCTAGTAATTTTACGAATTGAGTCTTTGGATCTCCTTTATCTAGTATTCCTTTTTCTTTTGCCCAATTTCTAATTGGTTCGAATTCATTGTTTAATATCATAACGTTGTTACATTTTTAGGGTTAAAATTAGAACGACCACATAAAGGATATAATCTAGTATGATATGATTCACCTTTACGTATACGTTTGTTTTTGAAAATAATATCTTCAGTTGCTATATGATCTTGTCTACCATAATAACCAATAATATCTCTATCTGCTTCTTCTAAATTAATAGATCCAATATATTTATTACCTTGCATGTATTCTACAAAGTAACCAATATGTTCAAATTTAATTCCGTGTAATAAATTCATAATGTTTTGTTTTTAATTATAAAGCTAATATAAACATTTTTTTAACAATGAAAAATTATTTTGGCATTTTTTTATAATGTCTTTCATAAATATGTAAGTTTTGTGCATAATGAGTATAAAAACCTTTATCTACTTTTAAATAACTACATACAATATCATGCAAATTTAAAAAACAATATGCATCATTACAAAATCCAAACCATAAGTCATTTGATCTCATTAATACAGTCATGTGTAATTTATCAGAATCAGGTGTAAAATAGAATTGTATGCTTAAAGTACATGGTGTATCTTTAGAATATTTGTCATGTTCTTTTCCATCATATATAGATATTACTGCACGTCTTGAATATTTGTTACGTTGTAGTTCTTTAATAACATAACCTAATTGATCGTTACGACTCCATTGAAATCCATAATTAGAGTTAACATATCCACGTTCATCCATGTGATTATACCAAATCTTAGCTACTTTTGCTATACTTTCAGCTGATGGATTCTTACTTAAATACCATTCCCATTCTTTTTCAGCATAGTCTATTTTAAAGTTACGCCATGGAGTTCTTACTATTTTATCAGTTGTATCTGTAATAGTAAACATTTGATTATAAAAAGCTTTAGTACCATTAAATTCTGGTTGACTATCTAACTTTTCATAATAATGTTCAAATGCCTCTGTTATTGTTTTGAATTGCCACATAAGTTTTCTTTTCTAATTGGATATGTAAATTCACCGTCGTTAAATATAAACACTTTTGTATCGTCATTCAATACATCTTCTCTAATAAACCTACCTTCTATTATCGTGCCTGCAAATTTAAAATAATAATGTTGATTCTTTTTCACGTTTTGTTATTTTTTTAGATTTTTCTATTAAGTCTTTAAAAGCCACTTCAACACTACAATGTGTTTTGGCAACCTCATAAGCTAATTTCCTTTTTTTTCTCCTCAAGTCCCTGTTGTTTGACAATGTAACTATTTGATCTACAGTGTCTTGTAAATTATTTTTATCGCTATAAACAAAACAATCTAAGTCAAAAAAACTATCACCTTGTATATGATAATTATTTTCAGCCCAATGTTTATCAACTATATTTATCATTCCAACATTAATCATTTCTAATGTAGAATATTCTAATATATTGCTATATTGATTAACAGGTAAGTTAAAGAAATTAGCGCCAAACATATTGTTTGATAATAATTCCAAAGTACTTAACCTTTCATAAGGTCCATATACATTTAAAAAGTTTATATCTTGTTCGTCATCAATGCTTTTAGATCTATACATGATGTTTTCAAATTCACCATCTTTAATGTTCTTTTCATTTTTAGAAAAAAACTTACATTTAGCACCTATTGATTTTTCAATACCACGAGCCTCTGAATATATACCATGTTCTTTTAACATAGGTTGTAAATATATCATTCTTTTAGGATCCTTAAATGTTGCAAACCTACCTAAGTAAGAAACTTTTTTTATTTGATCTTTTTTTATTAAGTGTTTTAATTTATTAAAATCATGTCCATTATTAAAAAATTTAACCGGTGTCGTAATGTTATAATCTTGTATTTTTTTATAAAACACGGTTCCTTTTCCAAAAGTAAAAGCACAATCAACATTATCTACAGTTTCCCATAAGTTATGATTTCTATTTAAACTCATAACATGATGGTCATTTTGGAAAATTATCTTTATTGGTTTAGTTACATTAACAACTAATTCATTAAAAAACTTTTCTTTATATATATCTGAGTTTGATTTACTAGGTAATGATTGATAAAATACAATGTCGCTTTCATTAAGTTTATTTTTTATTTTATTTATTTCTTCATTAGTAAACTCAATAACGTTTATATTTTGACTATTTTTTCTACCCCATTTTTTATCTAAACTAGCATAAGTATTACATTCGTAACCTTGAGATGTTAAATAATTTTGAAATTCTGTTGCAAACCTTGTAACTCCACAACCTTCTACACCTCTTCCTAATAATATGGATATTTTCATTGCTCTTTGTTTTTATGATTATTTAAAGATCCTAAATACGCTACTGCATCTAATAAATTATCTTCTTTGTGATTATAAGATTGTCTAGATAGCTTTAAAGCTACAAGGCATAGATACATGTCACTTGCTGTTAAAGTCTTACCTGTGCAACCCGATGCTATCATAGCAGCTCTTTCCATTCCTTCTTCAAAAGGACCATACATACGTTCTTTTTCTTCTGATCTAGTGTTTACTATCTCATTTGCTTTTTCTAGTATATTCATAACCTTGTTATTTCTTGCTGTTGTTCTTTACGGTTGTTTAATTCTTGTTCGCATCTCCTACGATACCCATCAAGTTGTGTAGGGTCATTTACTACCCTTTCTAGTTCTTGGATAGTGTAAGATTGATAAAATAATTGTTCGTACATAATTGTTTTGTTTTTGTAAATATAAACAATTTTTTAACAACTACTATTTTTCTACTTTATTTTCTTCTAATTTTTTTTCTAGTGCCTCAACTTTATTTAACAATACTACTGATACTTGTTGCACTAACTTTAAATCGTATTGCATTTTTACTAATGTACTTTCTTTCATTGTTTTACTTTTGTTTTTTTATTGTCTCTATGTAAAGACAAGCATCCATAAGTTCCTCTTGTAGATGGTTTAAAAAAGAATAAAAATCATCTGGACTATCGTACAGAGTAGTTCCGTATTTTAATATACCATCCCTAGAACGTGAATGAAATTTATTAACTACCTTCTGCACTATCGGGTCTTTAGGTATATTGTTATATGAATAACTTGTACTATCAGTTGACCACTTACCATCTTCCATCATTTCTTGGTATTTCTTTTTACTATCACTCATCTTTACTTTCTTTTATTGCTTTTACTATCATTGCTTCAAACAACCTCAACACTCCATAACCTAAAATTATTTTAAATACCAACATTGATTCTAGTTTGTAATTTGTCTATCTCTACCTTTAGTTTAGCAACTTCTTCCTCTGCTATTCTCGCACGTTCAACTGCTCGTATTTTGTCGCTTCTGTATTCGCTTAACGATTGTTCGTATGCCCTTTCATTACTAATAAGGTTGTGCACATAAAAACCTATTTCTTGCCATGCAAAATACATATCTAAAATAGATTTATTATTAGGTTTAGCTTTTTTGGATTTAACAATGTTTTCTCCAACTAAATTAAAATTAGTATAATACTCTGCTTCTTTAATATTGTTCAATTTTTTATTCATATTCTTTATATAATCTTTCTAGTTTTTTCCAAACACCATTTAAAAAACAACTACTGCAACTTGTTAATTCTCTATTGTCTTTAAATACTCTATTATAAATACTTAATAACTCTTTTTGTTCTTCAACAGTAACTTTATTAATTTTATTAATACGTTGTGTCAAGTAAATATACTCATTTTCTGTAAAACATAAAGGCTTTTGATAAGGAAATATATGATTTAAAACTTTTTTACGTTCATCACATCCGCAGTCCTCACCTGCTAAAAACTTAACTGCTTTCTCTATTCCAGTTGCTTTTGTAATCTTTGCAACTGTATCACCAACACCTTTGCTTTTTGATTCATAATTATCTTTGTATTCTTTGTATTTTTTACTTTTTGTTTTTTTGGATTCTTTCATAATCTTGGTTTTTATAATCTATATAATTGTCATTAAATTTTTCTTTAATTTCATTTTTAGCTTTTTTTAAAGTATGGTATATACTCACCCAACTTATTCCAGTTTCAGCAGCTATTCCTCTTATGCTTAAACTAGAGTCTCTATATAATGTAAACATTTTTCTTTCATACCATCTCCAATTTTCTATATGTTCATCTATTAGTTGACATAAATTATTATAAGCTACTTGTTCATCCATTTCCGAATGGTCTTGAATTTGGATGGTAGATTCATTATCATCAATATAAATTTTGTCAATTCTTTTTTTACTATTATAATATTGGAAATAGATAGAACGAAGAGTAAAATAAATGTAGCCACGACTGACATTGCCATTCTTAATAATTTTATCTTCATCTGCATATTTATATATTACAAGATACATTTCTTGCACAAAATCCTCAGCATAGTTAAACTCGCCAAAGCTATTTACTATTTTAATCCACTCTTTGTGCCTTTTAAAGACTATTGAGAGCCATTCTGTTGGTTTATCCATATCACAGTTATACTAATTACCCCTAACAAACATTGCAGGGTATACTCGTCTCCTTGTGTTTCTTGTTCTTTGTGATATAAAAAGCCAAACATTATTCCTTTAATAGGACTTATATAAACATCAGCACCTTTGTTATGCCCAATGATTACAAATACAAATGCTACTATTAATAAAAATCCTATTACAATCATATATCTAATTCCTTAACTATAGTTTGTTTGTCATGTATTAAATCTTTTCCTAAAAATTCAAATCCTACATTATTTTTTTTCATTTTTAACTTTAAAGGACTTTCATGTACAGTAGGTCTTCCACCTGTTTCATTTTCTTTTACCTTTAAAATATATAAATTACTGTACATCCAGTCAGTATTGTGACTTGTATATCTATGTATGCATAAAATATCATCAGCTCTGTTTCCCCACTTACCACCACCTTCTACGTCAGCCATTGATAATGGTTTTGGTAATCCTTGGTATTCGTGTCCATTTTGGTGTATTGATCTTAAAGCTGAAGTAACACCGTGAGCATTTAAAAACACTGTTATGTTTCTTTTTTTAGCTAATAATCTAAACTCTGAAGCAACTTGATAATCATATTCATGAGAATTACCTAATAACTTTTGTAATGATGGATCTTTACTTAAGCTATTATATGGATCAATCAATAATGAATCGTAGTTCCATGCATCTTTTATCTGGTTAGCTTCTTTAAGTAGGTTTTTATATGAATATAAATCCTCAACATCTATTATTTTAAAATGATTATCACACCAAGTAATAGCTAAAGCTATTTCAGATTCGTTAGCTTGTTGTATTGGTTTACCCATTTTAAATTCTATAACTTTTCTTACGATACTTTGTGGAGTATTTTCACTTGACCAAATAAGAAACTTTAATTTATGTTTTATTGCCCATAATACAAATAAATATATAATAATCGTAGTTTTACCTACATTTGCATGACCAATTATTAAGTTAAAATTTCCTTGTTTATATCTTAAATGTTCATCTATTTCAGGAATATCTATTTTTAATCCCTCTTTTATTCTACCATACTTTATATCTAATATCTTGTCTTGTAATTTCTTTGCTTGAGCTATCATATTCCTTGTGTTGTTTGTTTGTACTTTTGTTCTACCGCTTTTGAATTTACCTCTTTTTTTTCTACCTTATATCCTGTTATTACGTTTACATCGTAATTCCAAAAATCATCTGGGAAAGGATCACCTACCATGTATTTTTTCATACAAAAAATGGGGGCTATTAACCCCCTATTAAATATTAAATTAAAAAATCATCTTCTTCTCTTCCTGGTTGTTGGTCTGAATTGCTAACCCCACCAAGCCATTGAGCTACTCTCCAACCTTGAATTGAGTTAAAATATTTGGTTTCACCTTGTGGGTTTATCCACTCACGTCCTCTTAAATTAATACCAACTTCAACTTTACTACCTACCTTATGAGTACTTAATAAACTAATATTGTCATTTATCAACTCGATTATAATATCTTGCGGATATTTTTCATCTGTTGTTACAACAAAACTTTGTTTACTTAGTTTATCACTTATAGTTTGTTTTTCTTGAATAGTTTTGATAATACCTCTGATTTCCATAAATTTTAATTTTTACTTGTTTATTATTATATTTAGTTGTGTAATATACACATTTTATTTTACAATTTAGAGAGGACATCTCTAGCATCTTTAGTAAGTGTGTATTTTTTTTCTATATTATCTATAGATCCTCCATTAACAATAAATTCCTTAGCTTTTTCAAAAGCATTGGTATTTATATTTAAAGTCCTTTTTTCTTCTTTATTATTTGTAGAAGATGCATTTACAGTTAAATTACCATCATCATCAACAGCTTGTAAACCTAATAAGCTTGCTAAAGTATATCTTCTATAATATGTAATGCATGATCCTAACTTTTGTGGATCTGTTATTTGTGGCAATTTTAAAGCACTTATGACACCACCTGTTCCATCTATACATATTAGTTTACTGTATACCATATCTTCCTCAATAGGTTGTAATAGAAGTAATCTATTTTGTTTTAGTAATGGTTGTAATTGTTTAATAAGTGAATTAATATCAAAATACTTTGATTTATAAAATGGGTTTTTAGTGTCTTTACTAATTGTACCTATCTCTTGTTGTAGATTAAACAGCTTTTCGTTAATACTTACTTCTTTGCTCATTGTTTTAAATTTAAAATTAATTGTTTTTTAACTTGTTCTAGTTCGTGCTGCAGTTCTAAGACCTTGCCATAGAGTTCTGCTTTTGTGTATTGTTCCATAATGTAAATTTATAAAAAAAAATTAACATATAAAAAAAAAGGGTAAGAAATTAATCCTACCCTTAAAACAAAGAACAATATTACAAGAAAAAATCAAGTAAGTTTTTTCAGCTTTTCGCTGTAATCGTTTATCATATTTTCCAATTCGTAGTTAGTAAACTTGACTATTTCTTTACTTTGTAAATATAATACATCTGATAGTTCTTTTCCTAAATAAAGTGAATATTTATACTGTTCCCCTGCTCTATATACATTACACGCTACACATTGAGGTTTTACATTACGTTCATCCCAACGAATACTATAATGTTTTCTACTCATAAAGTGTCCCGCTTGAATTTCTTTCCAATGGAACGTCTTATTGCAAGTAACACAAGTACAATATCCATTGTTGTCCGCATTGCTTAATCTTATGTATTGGCTAAATATCGTATCTAATTTTTTTACAAGTTTACTTCTAGTAGGTTTTTTAGCTGTTTTAGGCATTGTTTTACGAATCAAGATGGTTTAATAATAGTTTGCCATCAGTTTCATTAAAACCTTTAATCAATCTATATAAATATTTACTATCTGATTTAACTTTATTTGTTTCAGCTTTAGTACTATCTATACCTAAGTTAGTATATGATATAGCATCTAATTCTAAAATACTATCTGTTCTATCTTTTACAGATAATTGAAAATCTTTAGCAATTTTTTCTGCTAAATTTCTTATTGTTAAATCTTCTGACATTTATTATATTTATTTAATGGTTAAATTTATTAATTAGTTTACCACTAACCCACCAAAATTACAACATTTTTTTGATTAATGTAAACTTTTATGAATAGAAGTTATAAACACTATCTTCCTTGACCACGATATTTCTTAACGTAGTTTTTAGAAGTTTTTAATTGTGATTGTTTGTTTTTACTATGGATACCCTTACGTTTAACTTTAACTTTTTTGTAGTTAATAACTATTTGCTTTGCCATTACTTATGTTTTGAATTACCAAATACTTTTTCTACTCCACGACTTCCAAAGTATCCTCCAATAACAATTGAAAGTAATCCTGTAATTGAATCTAAAGGATAGTTAAGATACCATCCTACTACATAACTAACCGTAAGGAAAACTAATGTTAATGGTCTTACATTTGAAGATAACCAAGAACCACTTCTTGCATCAGCTACCCAACGTCTTGTAGTACCATCTATTTCAGCACGTTCTATATCAAGTTTTTTTAAGGCTATCTGTTTATCTTCATCTGACATTTCAGAACCCCCTATAATAGCTTGTATAACACTTCCTGCTAAAGTATCTCCTGCAACCGCTTGTACAACGTTAGGTATTTTGTTTAAAAGGAATTGTCCTACTTGGGTATCTTTAAATTTCTTTTTGTCAGCCATAAGGTAGTGCCTACGGTATTAGTATGTCCAAACAGAGTTTGGTTTGGATTCGTCTGTATCACAGTGAATGAATCCTTTTGCAACTCCGAGTCTTTTAAATCCTGCTCTGATAAGTGCGTTAAGTATAATGTATCTTTCGTTTCCACTACCGACTGCGATATCTGCTGCAACTCCGATAAGGTGGCTTGAATTGGGTACTCCTCCAACTGCTTCGTTGTGGTCTTTTGTTCTATAACCACTTGTGATTTTAAAGGGTATACCTGCAAGTTCTCTTGCGTGTTCAAGTTTATAAAGAAAGTTAATATCCATATTCTTACCTGAATTAGGTAAACTAGGACAATCAAACTCTGATAAGGAAAAGTAATTAAGGTTCATTTTGTAATTAAGCCTAATAAAATTAATAATAATATTCCACCAATAAATATAAGTTTACCCCTGTGAAATAATCCACCGTTCCAATCTTTAATAATTTGAGCCTTTAACATTTCATATCCTTTTAAGGCTAGTGCTTTTATTTTATCCATTTTATAATTTATTTAATAATAGTAACATTCGTAAATTGAGTTACACTCCTTTAATCCTTGTCTATTAACTTGACATTCTTTTGAAACCACAATACATTCTTCTTCTTGTTTATCAATAGTGCAGCTAATAAATAAAAGAAACAATAAAATTCTCATTATTTTTTAGGTGGGTAATTCTTATCGTCAAAATCCATAGCAGCTTTAAGGATGATTTTATCCATCATATTATCTTGGTTTTGTAACATCTCTTTTTGTAAGTTAATTACCATTTCTTCAAGATTGTCTTTAGCTGCTACTAGCATTTCTATTTGATGTTCTTTCTTCTCTAGCGACTGTTTAAGAGAGTTTATATCG